TGTACTACTATAATGATAGCAACTATAGCTACAGCTGTAGCCTTTTTGTTGCCTATTGCTAAGTTCCATATTCTCTTAGCGTGTTGTGTTACTTTTTCCATAGTTTCTCCTGGTTAATCGTAAATATCCCCCCAATTTTTACCTGATTCATAATCAACTTTATTGGGAACTTCTAACTTAACAGCATTCTCCATTATCTCAACAACTTTTTTAGCTTTTTCATCTGACTCAATTGATAGATCTAGCTCATCGTGAATTTGTATATGTGCAACGATTCCTTCTTTATATAAGTCTAACATTGACTTCTTAGTCATGTCTGCAGCGGACCCTTGAATTAATTTATTCAATGCTTTGTATGTATAAGCTCTTCTTATACCTGGACCATGTTCCTGTACCGCTTGTTCAAATGGTAATGCCTTATGCATTCCAAATTGATTTGGTTCCCACAAATGGAACCGACATAATCTTCCAAGTAGAGTCCTAATCTGCCCTCTTTGTTGAGCACGATTAGATACTGACTTCATTAAATTTTTAACAAATGGAACTCTATTATGATAAACAGAAAATAATTCTTCTGCTTTTTCTTTGCTAACACCTAATTCTGCTTGAAGCTTGGCTTTACCCATTCCATAAAATAAACCTAAATTAATTGTCTTAGCTTGTTCTCTAGGTATATCTGCCATCTTTGCTACAATTGTATGAAAGTCTGCATCAGAATTTAAGTAAGAGTCTTTAACATTAAATGCACTTGTGTCTTGATCTAGGGATGCATAGTGAACTACCAGTCTTGGCTCTTGTTGATTGTAGTCAAAGCATCCCCACTTGCAACCTGACTCTGGTATAAACAGGGATCGAATCAGTGGACCTAAGTCCTTGTTGCGAGCGGGAATTTGTTGAAGGTTTGGATTCGAATAAGAAAATCTTCCAGTTACTGTGCCCCCATTGTCGGATCTAATCTGATTAATGTCGGCGTGAATCCTACCTTTATGTTCGTATTTAATAATTGTATCTATAAATGTGGTGTGTGCCTTGTTTATTTCTCTGGCTTTTGATATACATTTAACTAAAGGATGTTTATGAGAGGAAAGAAAATTTTTTGTAAATGATGGTGCTTGGGTTTTTTCAGTTCGTTCATAGGTTAAATTTAGTTTGTCAAAAACTTTGGCAATTGACCTTGCAGCCCATATTTGAGCTTCTACTCCTGTTTCTTTTTTTACTTGTTGGAGTAAGTTATCTTCTTCTGATGCTAATTGTTGTTTCAGTTTATGAGCTTTTTCAACGTCCACTCTCACTCCAAGAAATCTCATGTCAACCAAACAAGGAAAAAGATCAGTCTCTAAATCAAAAATAGACCCTAGATCCTGGTCGCTTAATTCTTTTTGCATGACTCTCCATAAGGCTAACGTTAATTGTGCATCTCGTTCAGCATAGTTACCAACATACATCGCTGGCAACTTCCACATATCTGCCTTAGGATCAACTCCCCATTCTTGTGCCGCTGCAACTAATTCTGTTTCATTTTTTCCTTGACCACAATAATCCCAACCAAGAGAACCTAAATCAAATCTAAATCTATTTTCATTTACAAGTGATGCTGCAATCATGGTGTCATAAATATTTCCATTTAATTTTATTCCCATGGCACGAATCCAACACACATCATACATTGCATTGTGAAAAACTTTATCTGCAGGACACGCACATACGTCCTTAAACCATTGAATTACCTTACTTTTTTCGAGGTTACCACCACCTTCATGATCGAAAGGAAAATATCCTGCGTAGCCATCAACAGCTACAGCGATACCCACAACATTACCTCTTCCAACTATAGAGCCCGATCCTTTTGATTTTAAATCTGGATCATGTGTTTCTAAATCAATTGCAATTGTATCTGCTTGTCTTAAGTCTGGAAATTCAGTAGGCTTAACCCACTCTGTTTGCGCTTTAAAAATCATTTATTTATCCCCCATGAATTTGTTTTTTCTTCTTTTGGTTTATCGGGATAATCACGATCAATTGCCATTTGACAATAATGAATTGCTTTCTCCAAATCTTGCTTTTGTCCTTTCTGTTTGTGACGACATAAATATTTTATAGCATTCCCCTCAGCAAACGGCAAGTTATTTTTATTTATAAACTCACTCGGCTGAATTTTCATAGAAGAATAATGGGATCCTCCTACTTGTCTTTTATATACATCGCTCATAATTTAAACTCCTTCTTTTTATCTTTACTTTTTATTAAATATAAATTTTTCATAGATCTTGTTGCACCCACATACCAAACTCTATACTCCTCGTCTTGTTTGGACTTAGATTTTTTTACCCCTTTCATTGTATTGATTGTTTGATTTAAAAATAATACAACATTAGTTGCTTCTCCACCTTTAGCTCCGTGAATTGTTGAAACTTTTATTCTGGGTTTCTCTAAAATATTTTCTCCATTATCCAACATTGCTCGCATATATTCTCTAGTAGTTATTGCAACATTGTTAAATGCCTCATACCATTCTAATTTAAAATCTACATCTTTCTCTTTTATTTTTTCCATAACCCTTTGTTTATGTACCTCAGGTATTGCTTCTGATTTTCTTAACTTGTTCCACCATTGAATATCTTCATATAAATTTTTATTAATGCTATTACCTTCCGATGTTTCAAAAAATAAACCTTGTTTCTTTAAAATTGCAGGAATTGGTTTTAATAGATAATTAGTCCTGGTTAAAATTAACCAATCTCCTTTTGTCATATCTATGTCCATTAACTTAAATCTATGTAGTACCTCTCCCTCTTCTTTTTTAGGATAATAATTTTTATCCAATCTATTTTCTTCAACTCTGTTAATAATAGTAAGTGCTATTTTTTGTATTTGATTTGGAACTCTTTCTGATTGTTCAAGAGGAATTTCTTCTGCTTTCCAGTTAATAAATGAATCTACATCTGCGCCAGCCCAGCCAAAAATAGCTTGGTCATCATCACCTGCAACCCATATATCTATTCCTTTATTTTCTTTTTCTATCTTATCTACTATGGCCCATTGAATTAATGATAAGTCTTGCGCCTCATCTATGAAGATAACATCAAATTTATTTTTAGTATTTCCTTTAACTAAAAATCTATCTAACATATCTGTAAAATCTATTAGCTCATATAAATCTTTATAATTATTAATTTCTCTGTTTATGCCATCTAATTTATTTCTTTCTATACGAGTTAAGTGTTCATTCTTATCAAATTGTTCAAGTGGACCTATTTGCTTAACACGGGCTAAATTTATTATATTTAAATATTCACTATCGGACGTAAAGATTCCATTCCATGAATTTGTTTCATAGGAAGCATATTTTATTTGTATGCCACAGTTCTCACCAATTGCCTTATAATTTAACTCCTGCATTACATTCTCTTCCTTTAATCCTAAACTATTGAAAGCCAATGAGTGCAGTGTTTGAAAATGTTCAATATCTTTTTTAGTTAGATTTTCATTCTTTGCCAGATACCTGTCCCTGGCTTCTCTTGCAGCTTTACGAGTAAAAGCAAAATAACCTATACGTTTTAGAGGCACCCCTTTCTTGGCATATCTATGTACTTCATTTAAAAGTCTTCTTGTTTTTCCTGTTCCTGGAGGACCTATTACTTTATATCTCATTAATAATTATTTTTCGCTTTTTCCGTAACTTTATGTTCTATTTGTTTAATTTCTAATTGTTTAACCTTACATACTTTCACTGTTTTACCATCTACATTTAAAGACACATTAAATTCCACCTTACATCTATCTTTTAATTTCTGAGCTATTTTTTCTTCTGGAATCTTCCAACTGTTTCCTAAGTGATCAATAAAGGATTGAAATCTAAAGAAGTGAAAACCTTCTTCTGTTAAACATGCACCCGTTGCAATTTGTCTTCTTTCTTTTGCTTGCGGTCCATTAATACAATATTGAAATAATTCTTCTTCTAGTCTATCATTTATTTGTGTTCCTTTAGGTGGTGTTATTGTTTGACAGTTTTTTCTTAATAAGGTTAGTGTTGCTCTAAAATCTTTTGGTTTTAAAGGCTCGTGATAAATACCTGTTTGTTCCCAAATTAAATCAAGTAAATCTTTTTGTTGAGTCATCATTTTTCTATTCGCTGCAACTACTTCTGATTTACTACCATCTGGAAGAGACACGTTGAACCTATACTCTGGTTCCGCATACATAATAATTTGAAAATCTGTTATCTCAGGAAAAGAAGTTATACTGTCTGATTTAACTCCAAAAGGTCTTGAGTAACATAGACTCCTCATACATTTGCTGTATATTGGATCCTCATAGCAAGTATGTCCTGCTGTATCTTTTTTCCAAGCTGTTATTTTAGAATCTAATTTTGTTTTATCCCAAGGATCTTCTAAATAATTATAATTTGCTTTTGAAACTTGGTCGGGCCATTTATCTTTGTATTTCTTTTTAGCAAAGACCATATAATTGTACATGAATCTGTCTCTACCATCATCTAATTTTCTTTTTGAGCATAAGGCCAGACATGGAGGGCCATCTTCAAATTCTGGATTAGTCCCCAGTAAAATATTTCTATGTGTCTCTTCTACAAGTTTATTTAAATCTTCTTTATTTATTTTTGATTGGTTAGCAAATTCTATAAATTGCTCTAAAGATAGTTTAGAATTATTCTTATCTACAGCATATCTATGAGTGGATCCATTATTATAGTAAGGTAGGTTAATAAAATTTCCTGGTTTGATTTCTCCCTTGTCATCTTCTTTCAATTCTTTCTGTTTGGGAAAAACCTCTGTATTAGGTTCCAGCCCAAGAGGCAGAAGAAAAGATTTTAAACCATCTATTAAATCTGCCGCTGGTATTGGCTCATTCATAAAGAGATAACAATGAAGACCTCCGCTTTTAGATAGAAGTGGAACTAAAGGTAATTTGTACTGCTGAAATAAAGATAAGTAGTGATCTACTTTAAAATTTTTATAATTTTTTGGGTCTATGTCTATGCAACCAAATTGTGCTGTTTTATTTAAACGACATGGTTGTACACCTATTGAAATTTTACCTTCTATGTGATTCTGGTAATCGGAAGCATTGATGGGTCTTCCTGCCCATTCATAATTCGGTTTTAATTTATTTCGTTCAGAGTCTAACTCTGTTTTGGACATGTCTGCAATTCCAAAATCACCTTCATATCCTTTAAATAATTCTATAAATTTTTCTACCATAACGATCCCTTACTTCGGGCGGGTTCCACTCTCGCTTTCCCCGCCCTATTTTCCTCAAGAAAAAACTAGTAATTAGACTCTTCTTTATTGGCTTCAACTGAAGCTGCTGCAATATTACTTTTATGTAATGATTTGTTAAAATCTCTAGCCAGGCTATAGACTTCTGCATTATCTACTGGTTTAACTAAAGAAACGGTCATTCCATGCCAGGTAAAATTACCTAAGTTCTCAACAGAATTTATTTGATAAATTCTAGAAAACGCAGGTGCTGGTATAGACTTGCCTGTTTTCTTGGATATAATGAATTCATTATCCATTAATGAATTCCAACCCCTACTAGTTTTTAACTGAGTAGTTTTCAAAGGCATAAGAGCCTTCTCTGGTCTGTCTCCAAGAAGAATTACAAAATGATTTGCCGTCTTGACAATTTCATTACCATTTGGCAATACGTCTTTCATTCCGCTCTTCGAAGTCTGAGCCATAACTTCTGGCCCCCTGTCTGGATGAACAGGTCTACCTTCGCTTTTATCGAATGGTGCCCATTCTGGATATGTCATCTTGTAGAAACATGGTATTACATGAATACCTTTTTCTCCACTATACAGTTTTTTAGTAACTGTATTGTAGAACATTCCTGCTTCTGCGCCATCAACATATTTCGCATGTTTCTTTTTAGTTTCATAAGAACCACTTTGTAGTAGTTTTAGGAAAGGTAGGGCTAAATCGCCTTTCTCTATATTTTCCAAACCCATTCCTGAGTCTGATTCAAAATCTAGAGTGGCTAACGCGCCTTCTTTTTTGACTGCTAAGTCTCTTGCTTCTTGTGTCATGTTATTTGCTCCGTGTTATTTTTGTTTTGTTTCCCTTAAACAGGTTAAAGTGTTCAGAAGGCAAGTCTAAACCTTTTTCGACTCGCGATCTGTACTCTGCTTTGAGAGTCATGGGCTCAACTTTCAGCTTTTGAGCTGGTTCAAACCCATTTTCTCTCGCAAGGTTTGCATAATTGCTCGCCTTGTTATCTTCGCCTCGACCAAAGGAAACAGTAACCTCATTTTTAATAAGATCACCCAGGTCGTTTTCTCGAAGCCAGTTATAAGCGCCTTCCTTTTTTGCTACAGGAATTGTTGCGCTATAAATTTGTGTTATCTCTACTCCAGATCCATCTTGGAGTTTCATAGTCTTTAATTTTAAAGACCCCATTATTTCTGGAATAACTTCTCCTGAAAGTTTATCCGCTTGTTGTTTTTTGCGTTTTAATCTTTCTTCGTCTTCTTTTATTTCATTTTCTAGTTTTTGTAGTTCTAGAACATGAGTAGATAATGTATTTGCATCACCTATCTCATCAACTTGTTGTGGAGAATCCTCCACAAACATATCATGTAAGTTTTCATTACTCATATTTTCCCTTTCTAAATTTAAAAAAATCATTTAAATTATTGATTTCTTTTATAACCTTATATCTTTCTTTAGCATTTTCAGATGTGTACATCGCTGTATCATAAACTTTTTTATTACTATCGTAAAAATGAACAGTTGGAATACCTATATTTGGCATATTTTCCAAATCTTCTTTTTTAGGAACTTTTATTTTTTTTTCAGTATAAAAAATATGATCGGGTGTCATATTAGGCATCGCCTTTTTTAAACTTTTACTCATGTCTATAAAAGAATCCTTTAAAGATTTATCTTTTAGAACTCCGTACTCATTATTGTGTTCGTCATATATTATATGCATATTTTTTCCTTTCGTTTTGTTTTTAATGTATAGATACAATAAGGCTTTTTTAAGGCATTATTCATCTATTTTTCCTTTCTCGTATAGGTTTATTTCTAATGGATAATACATTTGCTCTTGTCTATCCCATTTAAGAAGATTAAATCTTCCATGGTTTATGTCAGAAACAATTGCAACGGCAATTCCAATTACTGAAGGATCACCAGATAAAAGTAAATAATCATCAGACGTATAGTTTTTTAACAAACGTCTCAATTCATATATTATAGGACCAGGACTCATAATAATCTGAGTGTCTTCTTTAAGAAGAACTTTCAACTTACCATACTTTTGAGCGCCAATAATATTATACTTAGGACGCCCCATTCGTGTCCCTGGTAATTCCTGTAATACGTAAACTGTACTTTCTTTTTCCATAAATACTTTCTTGACAAAAGATATAAGGGGTATTATATACAATGTCAAGAAAGAAAAAAGAAAAAAATTATGAACTATAAATTTAAAACGAAGCCGTACGCGCATCAATTAAAAGCGTTGGAACTTTCTTGGAGTAAGGAATCATTTGCTTATTTCATGGAAATGGGAACAGGTAAATCTAAGGTATTGATAGATAATATTTCTATGCTTTATGATAAAGGTAAAA